TATCAACTACATTCGTCAGTTGCCAGTCGACAGTAAGCGCCCGCTGATACTCGACGTCAAAGAGTCGACGCGCACCGCTATTCAAAATCGCAAGATGTGGCCGCTACTGAAAGATCTTTCCGACCAGGTTCTCTGGTTCGGCAATAAATACGATTCCGACGACTGGAAAGACCTCATCACCGCGCTGGTGGCGAAGACCAAAAAGCAGGAACAGCGAATGGCCCCCGGGCTTGATGGCGGCGTCGTGATGTTCGGCCAGCGCACCAGCAAAATGACCATTCCCCAGATGGTAGAGGTCATCGAGGCGATTTACTGGTTCGGCACCCAGCAGGGCGTCACATTCAGCGAACAATCCCGCAATGAAATCGAGTGGGCAAAGCGCTGGGGGAACAGCAATGCGAAATAACCCCAGTCAGAAAACCTACCGCAGCAAAAAATGGCTCGCCGCTGTCGGGCAGATCGAGCAGTGCGTGTTATGCGGTTCGTGGGGGACACAGGTAGCGCATCGCAATGAAGGCAAAGGCATGGGCCTGAAAGCCGATGATTGCGCCACGGCGGCGATCTGCGTTTGCTGCCACGACAGCATCGACAACGGCAGCAAGCTATCGCGAGACGAACGCCGCCAGCTGATGGACCGCGCTATCGTTCTGACCGTTATCCAGATAGCCCGCCTTGGGCTGGTGGTGCCAGCATGAAAATTTACGACATCACGCCGATCGGCAAGCCCCGTATGACCAGCGCCGACAAATGGAAAACACGGCCTGCGGTCATGCGTTACCGCGCATTCTGCGATGAAGCACGTCTGCGCAAAATCAATCTCCCTGAGTCCGGCGCGCATATCACCTTCGTTATGCCAATGCCTCCGAGCTGGAGCAAAAAGAAGCGTGAACAGCTCAACGGCAAGCCGCACCAGTCAAAACCAGACTGCGACAACATGCTTAAAGCACTGATGGATGCCCTGTTTGATGATGATTCCAGTGTCTGGGATTGTCGCATTACAAAGCTATGGGGCGAGAAAGGCCAGATCATCATTCGGGAGAACGGACAATGACACGCACCGATATTAACAATTACCAGAAAGCGTCTGTTGAGCGTACCAACCCGCAAAACGCCTGGGTGACGCTGGCAGCAGCACCACGCAGATCTTACCTGGGGAAATACCGCCGACTGACACCATCGCAAAGCCGTTGGGTTCGTTCGTTGCTGAACCACTGGGGCGGCATGTATGGAGGCAGCGGAATAGAACACCTTTCAGGTGGCGGTGGTATGTGGTCAATGATATTGACCGGCTGGACTGGCGAACAGCAGGAGCGGATCGCTACCGTACTGTCTGGTCTGCGTAAAATTGGCTATACCGGAGATGCGTTGTTTGAGCAGGCTAAAGCCATCATCTGGCCGAAGAAATCACTTTCTGACCTGATCGGCAACGCCGGGGATCAAGAGGAAGCTGCATTCATGGAGGCTATCATCCTGAAGTCCTTCAAGCCGGGGAATCCCGTGTATGAGATAGGGAAGGACTATTACACCTGGAGGAAAACCATTAATGACATGGCACGGTGGATGCAATATTACTACGCGCCGTTTCTGACCGAAAAGCAATGTATTGACCGCGTGCGCTGGTGTATTGAGTTGTTTAATTCTGCTGTCTTCTTCACGTTAAAAGATGAATTTGGCTTCGAAAATGCAAAAACTTGCGAAAAAGACTTGAAAACGAGTTTTGAAACTGCATAATTCAGATATGCTCGGACGTCAAAGGCGAAAGAGCTTACCCACCAGCGGAGATGCCTTGCGCGGAGCGGTGTGAACCACATTTAAGCCCTTGCAGAAATGCAGGGGCTTTTTGCATTCAGGGTCAGAAGCACAGAGGTTGTGAGATCGGCTGTTAACCGATTGGTCGAAGGTTCGAATCCTTCCTGTCCCGCCAAATACCTACCAGGACCATAAGAGCAAAAGCTCAACGCACTACCCTCTATTGCCCACCGCGCCGTGGGCTTTTTTATTGCAGGCCGCAGATATCATTTTCAGATGCCATGTAGCAATCAGAGTCTGACGGCCTTTCCCCTACAAACACACACAGCACCATCCGGAAAATCGGAGGTGAGGCCTATGAAAATGCCATACAAACAAGATTTCATCGCTGCGCTACTTGCCGCCAAGGAGCAGGGTATTGGTGCAATGCTGGCTTTTATCATGGCGTATCTGCGTGGTCGCTATAACGGCGGCGCGGTAACAAAAACGCTAATTGATGCGCTGATGTGCGCGATGATTGCCTGGTTCGTTCGTGACCTTCTGGACTTTATCGGCCTGAGCAGCAACCTCGCCTACATAGCCAGCGTCTTTATTGGATACATCGGCACCGATTCGATCGGCAATCTGATTAAAAAACTTGCAGCAAAAAAGGCGGGAGTTGACGATGCAAACCAGTCCTGACGGAATTGCTCTGATAAAAAAATTTGAAGGTTGTCGGCTGACTGCTTACCCCGACCCCGGAACGGGAGATGCGCCGTGGACCATCGGCTATGGCTGGACCCATCCGGTTGACGGAAAGCCAGTAAAGCGCGGTATGACTATCGACCAGCAAACCGCTGACAGGCTTCTGAAAACAGGGCTTGTTGGTTATGAGAATGACGTGCTGAAAGTTGTCAGGGTGAAGCTGACACAAGGCCAGTTCGATGCCCTGGTGTCGTTCACGTATAACCTCGGTGCGCGGTCATTGTCGACATCGACTCTCCTGCGAAAACTCAACGCCGGAGATTACGCTGGTGCAGCCGATGAGTTCCTGCGCTGGAATAAAGCTGGTGGGAAGGTGCTGAATGGGCTGACACGTCGGCGGGAGGCAGAGCGAGCTCTGTTCCTGTCATGATTAGCGCACTGGTTAAGCGTTACTGGCTGCAGTTGCTGGTGCTGGCGTTAATCGGCGCACTGGCTTTCTTCGTGAACCACTACCGCGACAACGCCATCACTTACAGAGACCAGCGCGATAAGGCCACTGAGAAACTCCTCCTGGCGACCGCCACCATTAAAGACATGCAGACCCGCCAGCGTGATGTCGCTGCACTGGATGCCAAATACACCGGAGAACTGGCTGATGCGAAAGAAACCATTGAGCGTCTGCATAGCGATGTCATTGCTGGCCGTAAGCGGCTGCAAGTCGCCGCCACCTGTGCAAAGTCAACGACCGGAGCCAGCAGCATGGGCGATGGAGAAAGCCCAAGACTTACAGCAGATGCTGAACTCAATTATTACCGTCTCCGAAGTGGAATCGACAGGATAACCGCGCAGGTTAACTACCTGCAGGAATACATCAGGACGCAATGCCTGAAATAATTTTTTTGCAAATCACAAAGTCAATTTAATGAGCCTCGCGATGCGGGGCTTTTTTATGTCCGCAGTAAACGCGCATCTCACGCGCATATTAACGAGAGCCTTTCAGTAAGCGAGCCTGAGAAATGCCGTTATAGGTGGCGACCTCTCTCGGGCGGCTTTTCTGTGAGACAGGCTCACTTTCTAAAAGGTAAAGACGCTATGAATAATCCGTCAGTTATTCCGGCCTTCAACTTCCGCGAAATGGTCACGACCCTCGACAACAAGATAATCACCACATCACTCAAGGTGGCGGATTACTTTGGCAAGCGACACAAAGACGTTTTGCGTGCCATACGTAACCTGAAATGCTCCGATGACTTCACCCAGCGCAATTTTGCGCCCATTGATTTCATTGATAAAAATGGCGATGTTCAGCCTATGTATAACATCACCCGCGACGGATGCATGATGCTAGTGATGGGATTCACTGGCAAAACAGCTGCCGCAGTGAAGGAGTGTTACATCAATGCCTTCAACTGGATGGCCGAGCAGCTAAACCGGCGCATGGCGATGGGTGAAGAATTGCAGCATCGCTACGCCATCAAAGAAACGCGCTCAAAGCTGAAAGGCACGATCGGAAGCCGTTTGATGAACGAGCGGAAGAAAGAGAAGCGCGTCCTGGAGCTCGAACATGAGCACATCATGCAGGTAACGCAGCCGGAATTACTTATTGGCTGATCGCGGCATTACAGAAGCCCTTCATTGAGGGGCTTCGATAATGGAGCACTGGAATTATTCATGAACAGACCACACCCACCAGCGCATTTTACGATGCCACCTGACCCGAAGCCGTACATCAGCATTATGCCCGCTAATGACGTTGGCGAGTGGCTGAATCAGCACATCCTGAGCGATGAGGGTGACCTCTACAACCATGACCACCAGCATTTGCTTGAAGCGGATCTGTGCTTTCTCTGGGCGTCTAACGCTTTCGAGAAGAAAGGGCGTTCCGTGCTGGGGCAGGCGGAAGAAGTGGCAATGCGGGCTGGAGGCTGGCAGAAAGCGCGGATGGAGCAGCAGATGTATGAATGGTTCGGCAGGGTGCCGCAGTTCATCATCACGCTGGCCGCTGATTACTGCTCGCAATGTTCCGATCTGGAATTCTGTGCGCTGATAGAGCACGAGCTTTATCACATCTGCCAGGCGACAGATGAATTTGGCGCGCCGAAGTTCACGCAGGAAGGGCAGCCAAAGCTGAAGCTGCGCGGCCATGACGTGGAAGAGTTTGTGGGCGTGGTTCGCCGTTACGGTGCAAGCCGGGACGTGCAGGAAATGATTGATGCGGCGAATCAGCCAGCGGAGGTTGCTCATCTCGATATTGCCAGAGCGTGCGGGACGTGCATGCTGCGACTGGCTTAAATACTGGACTGTATAAGACGAATGGTGATTTATGGCTGCATTAAAACCTGATGTGAAAGCCTTCATCATTCAGTCGCTTGCGTGCTATGACACGCCATCGCAGGTGGTCGAGGCTGTCCAAAAAGAATTCGGGATCAAGATTACCCGCCAGCAGGCTGAATCTCACGACCCCACGAAGGCCAGCGGTAAGACGCTCGCCAAAAAGTGGATCGAGATGTTCCACGCGACGCGCGAACGGTTCCTGACCGAAACCAGCGACATTCCGATAGCGAACAAATCCTATCGCCTCCGCGTGCTTGACCGCATGGCAACCAAAACCGAGGGGATGAAAAACTTCTCCCTGACGGCGCAGCTTATCGAACAGGCCGCGAAAGAGGTTGGCGACGCTTACACCAATAAGCTGAAGGTTGAGAGCACTGGCAAGGATGGCGGCCCGATCAAGACCGAGACGACCAACCTCACCGCAGATCAGGCCGCAGAGATTTACCGCAAGATGATGGGGTGATCATGCCTCTCCCGTTTGAATTCGATTTCAGAAACCCTGATTACCAGATGGTTTTTGAATGGCGGATGGAGCGCTTACAGCGCATTCGCCAGAACCCTGAAATGCTGCCAGCGCTAAAGCAGTTTTACCGCACCAACCCGGCACAGTTCATCATCGACTGGGGTATGACTACTGACCCGCGTAACATCGATTATGGCCTGCCGGTCACCATCCCTTTTCTGCTGTTCCCGAAACAGGAAGAGTGGATTCACTGGATCATGGAGCGGCGCGAACGGCTGGAGAACGGCATCACCGAAAAGAGCCGCGAAATGGGGCTCAGCTGGACGGCGATCGGGCTGGCTTGCTCGCTCTGCCTCTTCAACAAAGAAATGGTCATCGGCTTCGGCTCCCGTAAAGAGGAATACGTCGACAGCACCGGTGACCCGAAGGCGCTGTTCTGGAAGGCGCGCAAATTCGTGGAAACGCTGCCCGTCGAGTTTCGCGGTTCGTGGGACGAGAAGAAGCACGCGCCGTACATGCGCGTTGAGTTTCCCGATACGGGCGCGGTCATCAAAGGCGAAGCTGGCGACAATATCGGACGTGGTGACCGTACCACGCTCTACCTGGTGGATGAGGCTGCATTCCTCCAGCGTCCTCTGCTGATTGACGCGGCGCTGTCGCAAACCACTCGCTGCCGTATTGACCTGAGTTCGGTTAACGGCATGGCGAACCCGTTCGCGCAGAAGCGTCACGGCGGGAAGATACCGGTATTCACATTCCACTGGCGAAACGACCCGCGCAAGGATGAAGAGTGGTATCGCAGGGAATGCGAGAAAATCGACAATCCGGTGGTGGTGGCGCAGGAACTTGACCTGAACTACAGCGCATCAGCAGAAGGCGTTCTGATCCCGTCCGACTGGGTACAGGCTGCCGTCGACGCGCATATCAAGCTGGGCATCCAGCCAACAGGCAAACGGCTGGGCGCGATGGACGTCGCCGACGAAGGCCGGGATAAAAACGCCTTTTCGACCCGTCACGGCTTCCTCCTGGAGAACGTGCGGGAATGGTCCGGCGTGGGCAGCGACATTTACCAATCCGTTGAGAAGGTCTTCGGCTTTTGCGAACAGGACAACCTCGAAGAGTTTCGCTTCGACGAGGACGGCTTGGGCGCTGGCGTTCGCGGCGATGCGCGCGCCATCAACGAACTGCGCAACGCTGCGCGCCGACCGTCAATACTCGCCACACCGTTTCGCGGTAGCGGCGCGGTGTTTGATCCGGATGACGAAGCGGTGCGCGGCGACAACGGGCAGGCCGCCCGCCTGAATAAGGACTTCTTCGCTAACGCTAAGGCCCAGAGCTGGTGGCGGTTACGCAAGCTTTTCCAGAATACCTATCGCGCCGTGGTCGAGGGCATGGCCTACAACCCGGACGAAATCATCTCAATCAGCAGCGCTATGGCGAGCAAAGACAAACTCATCATCGAGCTGTCGCAGCCGACCTACTCCATTAACGGCGTGGGGAAAATCGTTGTTGATAAACAGCCTGACGGCACCAAGTCGCCGAACCTCGCCGACTCGGTGATGATCAGCTACGCGCCAATGAATTCAGCCCTGAACATCTGGGAGCTGCTAGGGAGACAGGCCTGATGGCACGAAACAAGCAAGCCTCTCAGCGAACGGCGCAGGCCACCGCTGATGGCTATGAGAACTTTGTCGCCCGCGTGGGGATGCAGACGCCTAACCAGCACTCAGCATCGACCTACCGGGCGAACTTCACCAGCCGCAACCGCATGCTGGTGGAATGGTCATATCGCGGATCGTGGGTTATCGGCGAAGCGGTCGACGCTATCCCGGACGATATGACCCGGAAAGGCATTCGCATCACTTCGGAGATTGACGCCAAAGATCGTGGCACCCTCGAAGCGCAGCTGGATGAGTTGCAGATCTGGGATGCGCTGAACGACGTGCTGAAATGGTCGCGTCTTTACGGCGGCGCGGTCGGCTTCATCATGATCGAGGGGCAGGCACCAATGACCCCTCTGCGGCTCGAAACCATTGGCGAGGGCAAGTTTAAGGGCATTCTCCCGCTTGACCGCTGGATGATTAACCCGGTCCTGACCCGTCGCATTAAAGAAATGGGGCCGGATCTCGGCAAACCTGAGTTTTACGACGTGGTGACAACGGCAACGGGCATCCCGGCCTGGCGCATCCATCACAGCCGCCTGATCCGCTTCGACGGGGTGACGCTGCCATTTCAGCAGAAGATGACCGAAAACGAATGGGGAATGTCGGTGGTAGAGCGTATCTGGGATCGGCTTACTGCGTTCGACAGCGCCACTGTCGGCGCGGCGCAGCTGGTCTACAAAGCGCATCTGCGGACCTACAAGGTGGAAAAACTCCGTGAGCTTATTGCGCTGGGCGGACCGGCATTCGAGGCGCTGCTGAAAAACATTGATCTGATTCGCCAGTTTCAGAGCAATGAAGGCATGACGCTAATGGATGCCAAGGATACCTTCGAAACCCACCAGTACAGCTTCAGCGGTCTGGATGACATTCTTTCGCAGTTCGCTGAGCAGATCAGCGGTGCCGTCGGCATCCCGCTGGTACGCCTGTTCGGTCAATCCCCGAAAGGCTTCTCTACTGGTGATGCTGACCTCGCCAACTATTACGACCGGGTGAGCTCATTGCAGGAGCGCCGCTTACGGCTGCCGATGCGCAGGATACTGGACATTATGCACCGCTCGGAACTCGGTAAGCCGCTGCCGGACGATTTCACGTTTGAGTTTAACCCGCTATGGCAAATGTCTGACGTTGACCGCTCAACGGTGGCCGTAAACACCACCACCGCGATCAGCACCGCGCTGGGCGACGGATTGATGACGCGTAAGGCGGCAATGACCGACCTGCGCGAAAACTCTGACGTCACTGGTATCGGAGCATCCATTACCGACGAGGATATCGAGAATGCCGAAGACGAAGCGCCGCCAGGCATCGGCGAACTTGGCGACAAACCGCCAGAGTCGCCAGGCGGAGATCCGATATCGAACGAGCCTACGGCAGATAGCGCGGGCGGTCGGGGATATCGTAAATGGGCGCTACGATGGTTCAAACGATAGCGTCACCGAAATAATGGATGCGCTGGAGCGCTACAGCGAAATTATCACCCCCTGGGCGACGAAGGTTGCTGAGAACTTTACCGCCGACATTGCGCGCCAGAATGAAAAGCAGTGGCGTCAGCACAGCCGGAACATCAGCGCAGAGCTGCGCAACATGGTTGACCGCGCCCCGGTAGGCCAGGTAATGAAATCCATCGTTGCCGAGCAGATTAAGTACATCAAATCGCTACCTCTTGAGGCCGCCGATCGGGTGTATGACATTCAGAACAAAGCCATCGAGGCCGTTGTGACTGGTGGCCGCGCTGAGCCATTCGCGAAAGAGATAGCTGCGTCCGGTGACGTGTCACGCTCGCGAGCGAACCTTATCGCCCGTACCGAGCTTGGGCGTGCAACCGGCGCGCTGGATCAGGCTCGCGCGCTATCAATCGGATCGAATGGTTATATCTGGCGTACAGCTGAAGATGGCGACGTCCGGCATTCTCATCGGGAGATGGAGGGTAAGTTTGTCGAATGGGGCCGACCTCCAACTCTTGACGGTATGACCGGTCACGCTGGCGAGCTGCCGAACTGTCGCTGTTACAAAGAGATCGTCTTCCCCAACCCTCATTCTTATCTCGCCTGAATAGCAGGTAAACCATGAAATATTTTTTCAATACCCGGCTGGGGGAAACCCGCTATCAGCTGGCTGACGGCTCTCTGTTGTGCAAAGACGTGCCGATAGGTCGAACGGGTAAACAGCTCTACGGCGCTGCCGATCTGCCAAACCTCAAACCCGACAAGCTCGGTGAGATAGTCGTAACGCGCTCTCCTGGGCAGGTATTCCATCCGGCCACGCTCGCCTCATTCGAAGGGATGAGCATCACGATCCTGCATCCTGAAGATGAAAACGGGAATGTGCGGCTGGTAAATCCCGAGAACTGGAAAGAGCTTGCTGTCGGGCATCTCCAGAACGTTCTGCGCGGGACTGGGGACCAGTCTGATTTGATGCTGGCAGACCTTATCGTCAAAGACGAAAGCGCCATTCAGCTTATCGAAGATGGCCTGCGCGAAGTGTCGTGTGGCTATGACGCGGAGTACGAGCAGACCGAGCCTGGTAAAGCCGAGCAAGTCGATATTACCGGAAACCATGTGGCTCTTGTCCCTAAAGGCAGAGCCGGAAATCGTTGTGCAATTGGAGACAGAGACACAATGGCAAATCAAAAGAAAAGCTGGTGGACCCGCATGCGCACGGCCATCAAAACGGGTGACGCTGACACCATGAACGAACTGCTGGACTCTGCGCCAGCGGCGGTAACGGGTGACGAAGGGGATCTGCCGAGCGGCGTTAACCTCAACATTAACCTTTCACCGCAGCAACCATTGCCGGACAAAAAGCCGGAAATGGGCGGAGAGCCAACCGGCGACGGCGAGGACGATATCAAAACCTTGCTCAAAGCCCTGCTGGCTAAGCTGGAAGGGAATGCGACGGGCGATAACGACAATAAGCCTGACGAAAAAGACAAAAAAGATCCGACCGGTGACGGCGAGGACGACGAAGAGGAAACCACGATTACCGGTGACTCTGCCTATCGCGCCGAGGTTATCGTCCCGGGTATCGATCTGAGCCGTAAGGTGAAACCGACCGCGTTCAAACGTGATGTGCTGGCTGCCGCTGACAAAACACTGGTTCGCCAGGTTGTAGGTGATGCGGATATCCGCAAATTGCCCAAGCAATCGGTAGATATGGCGTTTAACGCCGTGTCAGAGATTGCCAAAGGGCGAAACACCCGCACCACCACGGGCGATGCACAACGCCAAAATATGGGCATGACCAGCATCGCTTCCCTGAACAAACAAAACGCCGACTTCTGGTCTAACCGCAAAGGATAATCCAATGACTGCATATCTGTACCTTATGCAACTAATATCTATTAATCAGTGCGTTATCGTTCGGAATCATGCGGCATTACTGGCCTGAACCATAAAAACCCTACTCCGAACATGTGCGGATTTATTCGCCATATTTCGCTTTGATTCGGTATATGAGGGACTAGAACGAGAATCAAGCGCCGTTTGCATTACAGGTAGACAGAGAGGTGTTGAATGATTGTTAGGCCACTAACTAGCGTCGAAGTGAAAAGCGCGAAGGCACAGGGCAAGGATTTCAGTTTGCACGATGGTTTCGGTTTGTTGCTTTACATCACAAGCCGGGGCGGTAAGTCATGGCGCTTTCGGTATGTGCATCCGGTAACGAAGAAGAGACAAACCTATACCATTGGTAGATACCCGGAGTTTACTTTGTCCGAAGCGAGGGAGGAGCGTTCGAAATTACGCCGCATGGTAGCTCGAGGGATAGATCCGAACGAAGTCAAAAAAGATGCCAGGAATGAACAGCGTAAAATGTACGCACAGTCATTTCAGGCCGTTGCCGATGAATGGCTAAAAATCAAGATCAAAGAAGGTGCGAGAAGCAACACGCTTGAATCGCACAATGTGACGTTGAAGCATCTTTCCACGATTTTTAGGCATACCACGGTACATAAAATAAACGCAGCCGATACTATTCAGGCTTTTAAACCTTTCAGGGAAAGGCCATCAACGCTTACGAAAATGGTTATTACCATTAACGCCATAATGGATTATGCGGTAAATATTGGGGTTATTGAGCACAACCCGCTATCGAAAATTGGTAAAGCATTCCCGGCTGAAAAAAATGAACCAAGAGCGACTTTACAGAAAGAGCGGTTGCCCGAATTTTTAAGCGCATGGAACGAGTTGAGCTTATGGGAGCCGTCGAAACTGGCTTTATTATTTCAGATCATAACAATGGTCAGACCTACGGAGGCTGGCGGCGCTCTCTGGAATGAGATTGATTTCGATAATTCAGTCTGGCAAATCCCTGCAAGCCGGATGAAAGGAAAGCGCCCCCACGTAGTCCCATTATCGAGCCAGGCTATAAACGTGCTTAAAGAGGCCGAGAAGTGGAAGCGCTGCGATTATGTTTTCCCCTCATGGAGAAAAGAAAATAAGCCGATCTCACGATGTGCTACTCAGGCCGGAATACATAAAACAGCGTTTAAAGGACAGATAGTTCCTCATGGATTCAGGGCGCTGGCCTCGACCGTTTTGAACGATGAAGGGTTTAATCCTGACGTGATTGAGGCTGCCCTCGCCCATAAAAGCGCTGATGCGATTCGAAATGTTTATAACCGTAGCGACTATCTGGAAAAACGCCGGGTTTTAATGCAATGGTGGGGGGACTTTATCGAGGCCGCAGAACGTGGCGAAATACTGGAGACAAGTGGCGATAAGGGGTTAAGGCTGGTGGTATAAGGCATATCCATATCTGGATAATCACGATTTTAAAAGGGTTTAGCTGGCTTCAAGCCAGCTTTTTTTATGCCCAAAGCTAACCGGAATGCGTTTTTTCTATTCAAATTATATATAATCATATCGAATATATGCGGAGGTTTTTATGTCTATAAGTGGCGGTGATATTTTGCTAAAGGGTGAAGTGAAAGCGCGTTTACGGTATCGCTCAGACTCGTCATTCTACGAGTTCCTAAAAGACGAGAAAAACGGCTTTCCAATGCCTTTTAAAGTCGGTGGGCGTAACTGCTGGTATGAAGATGAAGTTGACGCCTGGATAAGTAAACAAAGCGAGAAGCGCGGGATCTGCACATCATGAGTGTTTGCAGATTTGGGAAAGAGGGCTTGCTAACGGCTATCCGGGCAAGCCCTTTTTATTGTCAGTGGTGGGGATCTGTAACTTACGGCCACCAGCACCGGTAATCACCTTCTGGCTGGTGGCTTTGCTGGCATGGCTATTACGCCGCCGCATCATCTGAGTTGAATTCAATGTGAATTCGGTCATAAGGCAGCACGATCTTTTCGCCGTCTTTGTCCAGAACGCCGCCGTTAAGCAGTGACTGAACATCGTTATAAACACCGCGAAAATCACGGTTAACAATGCGTGATAGCTCGCGGATTGAGACGGCTTGCGCACCCTCCATCGCTTTGATGATCTGCCAGCGGTTAGGGGCAAGCATCGTTTTAGCCAGTTGTTCTACAGTGGGAAAAATCAGTTCGGAACCGATGAAATCCCCGTTCATTGCGCGGGAGGCGTCTGCCATTGCCACCCGGAAAGCGTCATCAACGGTCATTACTCTGACGGTCAGCACTCGCATGGTATTACCTCCTCAACAGGTTTATGTCAGCCTGAAAACTGGCGATCAGGTTCTCAATGGTGGTGAATGTCACCGGATATTCCCGATCATGAATGTGTTTGTGGTCGCCTTTGCCACGTTCGTTGTCGTAACGCATGACGCACTCGCCATCTACGATGTAGGCCAGGCTGTACTTGTATTGGTGCTGGCTACCTAAAATTGCCGGGTCTACTTCCAGAATGCGGATAGAGGCGAAAGCGTTATCAGCTATCTGGATACGGCGGTTCATCAACTCAACAGCGGGCATTGGCTTATCTCCTTGTTGATGTAAATAATAACATCACAAATAAGCGATGTAAATGATTACATCATAGTGGGTAAGTTACCGATGGCATGAACGGTTCGCCGCTGGTGGCTCTCGATCTCCTGAAATCTCAGGGGATTGTCGGAGCCTGATTTTAATCGGCGGACTTCTCCGCCGATTGAGTGCGGGCAGCGCGCTCCCTGTGTATCGGTTTCGGTTCTGGATGGATCGCGTTTCGTTTCTGGTGAATTTGCATTCGCAATTTGTCCGCAAAACCTTGCCCCACCAGCCTTGATAGGTGTTTTCTCTTTGCGAATTCGCAGTTCCATTCGCACTTTGATTCGCAGTTTTGAAATGTTCCCGAGATGGGAGCACGAGCGATTACAGGTGTTAAGAAATTTCGGATGAATGATATTGACGCCGAATCCATTAACCCGGCCTTTATATCGACTTGCCATTAAGCACAATTTACTATGTCCTACATTCTTGGTTTGAAAGAGCATTAGGACGATGAAAAAAGAAAGATTGACGAACTTTTTCAGGATAGCAGCCTGCGTTTCTCTGGCCTTTCCTATCGTGGCTTGTACTGCTGGCAAGTTAGATCCTGCGAAAGCCCTAACCACAATGCATGTTGTCAAGAGCGAGGATTACAAGAAGCGACCGGGATGGGATGCGCTGGTCCGTTTGGGTATTGATGATTGCACCACATACAAAAATGGTGGGGAAAGTGTTTTCAAATGGGGTGATCGTTTATGTGATGAAAAAAGCATCATTAAGTCAGTGAATGAAAATCCTCAATCTATACCAATTTTTTATGCCGCTTATCATGAGTATGGGAGCTATGAAGTTGGCTCTATATCGACTTTCGAACATGGAGCGAGAGTCAGTGACGAGATGGCTAAAATTCCGCTTAATTTAGCTACTGTTTTGAGTAATCCGGCAAGAGTTGAGGCCATTTACGATGATTACGAAAATGACCGCTGGAGTATGGGGTTAAACAAGGTTAGCAAAAGCGATTTTAAAAATAGCATTGCAACATTTACCAAAAACAGAGACGCATTAGCCTCCAGTTATCAAAAGGCTCATGATGAAAATCAAAAACAATACCAGGCAGAACGGGATGCACGAGTTAAGCGTGAGAAAGCAGAATCAATAGCTTCTGAAAGAGAGATTAACCTTGTGCTATGGCAGAACCCGACGCCAGAGCAGCGGATGATTATCGACGCATTGCACACTGTTAAATTTACTATCAGGAATGATGGTGTTGCATACGCTAATGGTCGTCGTTTTATGTCAGTGGCCGGGCTGGAGTCCCTCAAAAATAGCCTGAACATGAGTATGGAGTCATGCTCTGATGTAGGGGCGTATGTTGACGAAAAGGTAGTAGGTCGGGCATGTGTGCAGGCTTTAGCGAGGGATATTGTTGAGTGGGGGAAAACTGCTAAAGATAGCTCTATTTCTGATCGGGCATGGAACGCTGCCGCAGTCGATGGAAGTATTACCTACAACCCTATCAAGTGGGAAATTCTTTTCTCTCATTGGGCTGGTATGGCACGAGTTTACGCTTCTCGCGGGTACTAATCACAAGTTTGCATTGCGGGCGCAGGGGATATTTCCCTTGCGCTTAACGGGGCAGTGTGGTTATGATTATTTTGCACCTCACAAAACGGGTGCCGGGCGTGAGAACCCGGATAAGGTCAAAGGCGACAACAGACGCCTATCGCGTCTTTTTTATTGTCGCAATGTCAGTCCCCCCCATATTCAGCGGCGTAGAACTGCACAGAATCAATGGTGGCGCTGGCAGGGCAGCTTTCGGGCTGGCCGGTTCCCTTTGACGCCGGTATTCTCACCCCTGTCAGTGTCACCACCCTTTAGAGCGTGAGAACTCAGGTGGTGGCTCCTTAAATTAGTCAAAGGAGATCATCATCATGATGACTATCCCTACCCTCACTCAAACAAAATTCACCTGGCGCTTTCTTGCGCTTAATCGCCACGATAAAAAAGCCAAACCTTGCCGTCTGTCCGTTGAGGCTGCGACCGAACGCGAAGCCCGCCGCATCCTTGCGCCGCACTTTATTTTGTCTCTGGCCGCACGTCTGCCAGTGCCGGAGGTGCGCCGTGTTTAACCTCCAGACACTGACAGCCAAAGCCCGCGAGCTGCGCGGCAATGTCGTTAAGGCGGCGAGCACAAAGGGCAGTCGCACCATGACCCCTGTCTATGACCGCGACGAGCAGCGCAAGCTACGCGAGCGCATCCAGCATACGCAACCGGATTGGGTGTTGCTCTGGTGGGATATTGCGACCGTGACCGGCTGGCGCACCAGCGACGTTTGCAACCTGCGCTATTCCTGCGTCAATTGGGAAACGGGGCAGGCGACAATTATCGTTGCCAAGCAGACCAAAGCCGCCGAAGCGCGGGCAACCCGCAAAGGTATCGAGATTGTGCGCCAGCAGCGCAAGGACGCCGCACGTCTCGCCGCTGACCATATCGCCTATATGAAGTGGGATAGTATCGGTTGCGACGAGCTGGCCGCCGATATGAACGACGAAGAACAGGCCATAGTATTCGAGCTGGTGGCAAAGGCGGACGTCAAACACGACACCAAACAGTTACCGCCCGGCATCATCAAGCGGCTGCGTGACCGTCAGGATCGGAATCTGGTAGAGGACGACCTGGTATTTTCCCGCTCTCAAATCGAAAGTAACCGTTGCCAATGTCTGGAAGGTAGCGTGACCCGCCAAACCATTTGGCGAAAACTCCATGGCGTAATGGCGTGGTTTACCCGCTTCATTAATGCCAAGCTGCGCCTGAGCGCGTACTCCAGCCGCAAAATAGCAGCGTTTAACCTCATGTCTGCCGGAGGCGAACAGGGCTTGCTGGTGGCCTCTGAAATGCTGGGGCACAGTAACCCGGCTATAACCCGCACCTACTTACAGCTTGGTAGCAAAGCATCCGCGATCCAGTCACGTCTGGCTATGGAGGTCACAGCATGAACCTTTACAACGATTTTGTGCGCGTCAATTTCCCCGATACCGATAAAGATGACCTCCTGATGCTGTCTTCTCGTGCTGAGTGCGCCGCAGATAGCATCCTGAATGGGATCGCCGCCGTTGGTAAAATGATGTTTTACGCTGGAGGAGCTGATAACGACGCCTATGAGCCGTCAGCAACAGATTTCCGAGATATTGGCGGAATGCTGATGGAATTAATGCCGTTGGCGCGAGCGTTATCTGATACCGCTGCCAATGCGGAATCTCAGTGTCGTCAGATGACTAAAGGTAAATAACCATGGAAAAGAAATTAACTGGCTCTACTGCCAGTGGCTTCGCTCGCACTGTGATCCGCAAAGGCGATAAATGGAAGGATAAACGGGGCTGCCTGGTAACAGTGGAAAATTACCGATTCAACAGAGTGACATTTTATCGGGATGGCTACGCATCGCCGTGTGTGCAGTCGGATTTGCGATTTTTAACAGAGTTTCAGCCAGTGGATGAGGTTAAGCCGTGAAAGATAATTTTATTTACGATGTGCGCATCAAGGCGACCGGTCACTGGCAGTCAATTTTTGAACGGCTCGGTATTCCGACCAACCGCAGCGAGGGACCATGTCCGGCTTGCGGTGGCAATACCCGTTACCGCTTTGATGACAAGGACGGGCGAGGCACTTACTTTTGCTCACATTGTGGCGCAGGAACGGGGCTGGATTTGGTGATGAAGGTCAGGCAATGCGGTGCGCGTGAGGCGGCTATGATGGTGGCGGAAGTGATGGCGTTGCCGTTGCCGGAACAGAAGCCAGCCAGAGAGAAGCCTCAAACGGATATAGCCAGCAAGATAGCCTGTCTGGCTGCCAAAACTGCGCCGGGTCAGTCTGACTACCTCACATCAAAGGGGCTACAGCGCCCCTTCCCGCTGCTGTCAGACGGCTCGATGTTGATCACGTTGACGAACGTCGCCGGGGCGATTACCGGGGCACAGGTCATTAAGCCTGATGGTAGTAAGCGGCTGGTGGCCGGAACGGTGAAGAAAGGCTCCTTCTGTGTGGTTAACTCCGTTGAAAATACGGAAACGGTAGTGATATCCGAGGGGCTGGCGACAGCGTTATCCGTTCAGGAATTGCGACAAATTGCGACAGTTATCGCCGCGATTGACGCCGGGAACCTCCCCGCCGTTGCTATGGCGATGCGCCAGCGTTACCCGAATGCGCAGATCATCATTGCCGCAGATAACGACCAGAGCAGCGAAAGTGACGGAATTGAAGGAGTGAAAGTTAACACTGGCAAGGAGGCCGCAGAGAAAGCCGCGAAAGCCGTTTCTGGCTGGGTTTCCATGCCACCAGTGGACTATAAAGCGGACTGGAACGACTACCACCAGCAATACGGCCTTGAAGCGACCACAGCAGCATTTAACGCCTCAATGTACCAACCGGAGGGTAAGAAAGTGGGTGCGACACTGACAGCTATCGACGGCGGCAAGAAAAGCCCTGGTATCGACGACGACCTTAAGCCGCGAGTGGAGAGCCGTTCGGATGGCATTCACTGGATCACCCCGAAAGTGGACAAAGACACAGGGGAAATTATCAATACCGAGGCGTGGTTATGTTCTCCGCTGGAGATTGCTGGTGCGGGGAGTGATAACGCGAGGCAGCGCTTTCTGATCCTGCGTTGGGACGTCCCCGGCAACCGGGGGCAAGTTACCCGGGCGCTTCCATGGGAGGACATTGGCGACCGTGAGGGATGGCGAACGCTGAAAAACGGCGGTGTCAGTGTAACGACCAAACCATCGTTACGGGCAATTCTGGCTGACTGGCTACAGCGAACCGGTAGCGGTAAGGAGTGGCAGATCAGCCACACCACAGGCTGGCACAGCGGAGCCTACATCATGCCGGATGGAGATGTTATTGGTGAGCCAGAGATACCGCTGTTATTCAGTGGCCGCAGTGCGGCGGCTGGTGGCTATACCGTCAGTGGAACGCCGGAAAGCTGGCGTGATTCGGTGGCGCGCCTTGCGCTCGGCAACCCGTCAATGATGCTGGGTGTTGCTGCTGCGCTGTCTGCGCCGCTGATCGGGCTTGTTGGTGCTGACGGGTTCGGTGTGCATCTTTTCGAGCAGTCCAGCGCAGGGAAGACGACGACAGCCAATATCGCCAGCAGCCTTTACGGTGAACCTGACGCCCTGCGCCTTACCTGGTACGGTACTGCGCTGGGTATCGCCAACGAAGCGGAAGCGCATAACGACAGCCTGTTACCGCTGGACGAAGTGGGGCAGGGCAGCAGCGCCAAAGACGTTGCGACCTCTGCCTACACGCTGTTTAACGGTGCCGGAAAGCTACAGGGGGCGAAGGAGGGCGGCAACCGCGAGTTGAAGCGCTGGCGTACCGTAGCGATCAGTACCGGGGAAATGGACATTGAGACGTTTCTTTCTGCTGGTGGGCTGAAAGTTAAGGCCGGGCAACTGGTGCGACTGCTTAATTTACCGATGGAGAAATCAGTAACGCACCATGAGTACCAGAACGGCAAGCAGCACGCCGACGCGCTCAAAGAGGCTTACCAGACGAACCACGGAGCCGCAGGCCGTGAATGGATTAAATGGCTTGCAGGCCACCAGCAGGAGGCAAAACAGGCTGTCAGAGCTGCGCAAGAGCGCTGGCGCGGTCTTATCCCTGCTGATTATGGCGAACAGGTTCACCGTGTGGGCGAGCGGTTCGCCATTCTGGAGGCGGCTCTGGTGTTGGGGATGCCTGTCACTGGCTGGGGGGAGCAGGAAAGCCGGGACGCTATCCAGCATGGCTTTAACGCCTGGGTAAAAGAGTTCGGCACGGGGAACCGTGAGCATAAGCAGATCGTCGAGCAGGCGGAGGCGTTTCTTAATGCCTACGGCCTGAGCCGTTTCGCGCCATTCCCGTATAGCCCGGCTGACATGCCGATCCGGGATTTAGCCGGATACCGTCAGAAAGGTGAGCATGACGAAAGCCCCGTAGTGTTCTACACCTTTCCGGCTGCGTTCGAAAAGGAGATAGCGCAGGGCTTTAATGCTAAACAGTTTGCCCGTGTGCTTGCCGGGGCTGGGGTGCTGAAACCGCCAGCCAGCGGAAGGGGGTATCAGCGTAAATCCCCACGAATTGATGGACGCCAGATAAACGTTTATGTGCTCCAGCTACGACCCGACGAGATAGAGGGTGAAGAATAAAGTACACATACGAGATTGTTTTTTGTTGGTTCAGTTGGTTCAGTAACTACTTAATTAAGTTAAGTGTATGTATTTAATGTATTTACCTGCTAATAAGTGAACCAACACTGAACCAACAAACTCCCATTTTGAACCAACAGGTGCCGCTATTGAACCAACACCCTTTTCTGGCTGGCCTGTTAATCCTTCTCACTGAACCAACACGAAAATAGCGTTTGTTGGTTCAAAACAGGGCTTTGTTGGTTCACTCTCCAAGAAATAATCCTTATAAAACAACAATCTTTACAAATTGAACCAACTGAACCAACTGAACCAACATGTTTTTGCTTATCTATAGAGTTTTTTTCGGAGAGAAATTACGAATTTGGAGGGGCATCGCCTAAGCGACAGTATGCCGAAACGGCAACTTTGCGGAGCGGAAAAGAAAAAGCCCGCGCTGGAGAGGCGAGGGCTTTTGTTAACCATGTTAATGCAATCACACAATGGTGGATCACCCTCATAGTATCACGTCGATTTATTATTTCAATATGCGCAACGATGTTTACTAATATTGCAATTTATGCAATGATCAGGATTTAAACAACGCAAAGGGTTATGAACAATGAAACAGATAACCAATGTTAATCTGGAAAGCGATAACGCTGGTGGAACAGTCGAGGTGACTTACTCCGATGATACGTTCGAAAGGCTGACCTGTTCGCTGCCTGTGGCTCTCGTCATTGCGAATCTTGCAACGACGCTTAAGCAGGAACGTGCAACACGCATTGCAACCGGCGACCGCCTGCGCCGTATGTACACCCGCGATAGTGACATGATTACCCGTAGCGGTAGCGGCGCTTCCACGACCTCCACAGCGCCAACGTCAATGGATGCCGAATTTATGCGCCTGGTACGCGCTGTAGCGCCAAAATATGACAACGCCCTTCCTGATACCGACCCCCGCCTTGTTGCGCTCGACGTGCTGCGTTACGCACCCGCTGAGGCATTCAGTGCGGTACACCCGACCCCGCTATCAGAGATTCAGCTTGATCAGGCTATCGACGTGCTGGAGCAGGTAGGCGACTACATGCGGGTTAACAACGTTTCCCCGAAGATTCTCACCACAGGCGACGCCATTCGCAGTATTAACACCGACAACGCCAGTTTCTGGGGCAAAAAACACTAAGGAGATATGAGCATGGCTATCTATGACCCGAAATTAGCAGCAGGAAACCCGCAAAGCGTCGGGCGTAAACTCTTTGGCCGCGAGCAGGCCGAGCAATTGCGGATGCGTAACAACTTCAACAACGAATGCCGCAATCTGGAAAAAGCCAACGAAGCGAATGCAAAGTTCTGGAGTGAACAGGATGAAAAAGCCAAACGTTAAGCCCGTATTGCTATCTGGCGACCAGTTCGCCGCTATCTGCAAGATCCAGGAGCGCGAACGGCAGCGCTCTGATATTGGCGTCGCGCCGTCTGTGCATCAAATTGCCCGTGGGCTGGTGGCTAAGGCGCTGGCATCAATGACGACTGAGGGGGCGTAATGAAAAGCGGAGTAACCATTCGCGCTGATAACGCCCAAGCCATTTTGGATGCGCTTAAATCCATCAGTAAGAAAGAAGTGCTGGTGGGTATCCCGGAAGACGATAGCCAGCGTGAAGATACTCCGTTTGGTAATGCCGGGATCGGATACGTCAATGAATATGGCTCACCAGCGCAAAACATCCCCCCACGCCCACACCTGATCCCCGGCGTTAAATCGGTAGAGGAACAGACGGTGCCGCAGCTCAAAGCAGCGGCACAGGCTGCGCTTGATGGTAATGCGGCGGGAGCGGAAAGAGCGTTGAATCAGGCAGGGCAAAAAGCGGTGAATGGTGTTCGCCATTACATGAAAATTACGAACTTTACTCCGCTTTCTGACAGCACTATCGAGGCTCGTGCAAAGAGAGGCAAAGTAGGTCGTAAAGGTGCGAATGCCGAGATGGCTCGCAGAGCAGCCGATGGAAAGTTGAATGCCATTGACCCTGAATCAGGCCAATTTATAAGTAATCAAAATGCCCGCCCGCTGATTGATACAGGGAAATACCGCGATGCTATTAAATATGTTGTTAGGGATAAAGATGATGAATATTTCTGAGGTGGAAGGCATCGTGTAATGGGTATTTTTTACGATATTAAATTCAGATTGGGAAAGCTCGAGGGCGGTTATGTCAGAGTTAGCTCGCGTCAATGAACTAAAACAGAAAGATTTTTTCTGCTGGCTTCCAAAAGGTAAGAGGTGTGTCGCTTATCATGAGGCGGGGCACGCCATCGCAGCATGGCTTTTATGCGTTGATATTTATAGTATTTCTATTATGGATGAATTCGGCTTCTTGGGTGAAAAACATGCTCTTGAAGAAGAGTGTATTGGAGCTGTTTACCATTCTTTTTGCTATACGTGGGATCTGAAAGGAATGCGGGAAAGTAAATCCGGAGTTATAGAAAATGGAAGGAAAATATCGTTTATTGAATATCATGCGGCTGCAATAAAAAGAGATATTCAGCGTAATTTATTCATATCTCTTGCTGGCCCAGTATGTGAGGTTGCATATGGTGGGGGAAATATATTTAGCCCAACTTGTTCTTTTAGCAAGCGCTCACCTGGTTCAGATCGGATGAAGGTTGATGAAATGCTGGATTCGTTCTGCGAGTGCTATCAAGGAACCGTTCGTGAAGATATGCTTCAGCACATGATTAACAAAACTGAATTACTTGTTAAGCAACACTGGGATAAAGTAGAAAAATTAGCCAGTATTCTTGAGCATAATTATTTTATCCGTGGCAATTCACTTAACCAGATAATTGGCATCAATTTTATTGACCGGGCAACTCCTTTTCTTGAGCAGGAGTCAAGCTATGACATGGCTTCCACGGGAATTAACTGATGATGCGATCTGTAACTTTAAGTAGCGGTGCAGGGGGCAGAACTCCGAACGCTACTTTTATTTCCTTTGTCAAAAGGTGAACAATGGCAGCATTACCAACAATGGCTAAGGTTATGATTATTCAATCATTAGCTTGCTATGAACCCCCTTCCAGAATCGTCGAACTTGTAAAACAAGATTTTGGCATCGTTGTTACCCGACAACAGATATCGGCCTACAACCCCGAAAATACAATGGCTAAAAATCTTAGCCAAAAATGGGTTGATCTCTTTAATCACACTCGCGCCCGCTTCCAGAGTGAAATATCAGATATCCCTATCGCCAACAAAGCGTATCGGCTGCGTATGCTCGATCGCATGGCGAACCGTGCAGAGGCAATCAAAAACTACGCATTAACAGCGCAGCTTATCGAACAGGCCGCGAAAGAGTGCGGGGACGCTTACACCAACAAATTAAAGGTTGAAACAACGGGTAAAGATGGCGGTCCGATCAGAACGGAAACAACGAACCTAACTGCCGAAGAAGCCGGGGAGGTATACCGCAAATTTATGGGATAACCACCAGCATTGTGACACGTCACGCGTGAAAAATTGCACTGCCAGTTAATGGGCTGGTGGCACAGATTGCATATTGAAATACCCCGCAAATCCTACAGATCAGGTATTGAGTAACTTACCCCATTCAGTGCCACACATCACAGAGCAGCCTATGGACTACACCAAAAATCAGGCTGCAAATAAATCCTTATATTTCAGTTGATTAAATAATGGCCTTGCATTCCTGTACCGGATGCCTGTTGGCATTGCCGGGGCTATCTCTCGCCCGCAGGACTTAACCGTCGAACCGGTGATCCTTAAATCCGATAACGCCTTCGCTGCCTATGGTCTGGCTGGCAAATACGATGCTGACGGCTTTTTCGTGCCGCTGGCGGACGGTGACACCGCCGACAAGGTGAAGGGTATCTATGTTCGTCCGTATCCGACCACATCGCAGCCAGACATGGTTCGCCAGGTGGGGACGGATAAGAACTTCCCGGGCGACGCCATGAAGCGTGGCTACATGACCGTTAACCTCGGATCTGGCTTCGATGCCAGTACCATCAAAAAAGGCGCGCCTGTCTACGTGGTTGTTTCGCTCGATTCAACCATTGACGTGCCGCTGGGCGGCTTCATGTCCACGTCCGTCAGTGGCAAAAACGTGGCGCTGACCAACGCCGAATTCACAGGGGCCGGTGACGCTAACGGCAATGCAGAAATCTCCTGGAAGATTTAAGGAACAGACGAATGATTACTTTTGATCAGGCAACCGTTGATAGCTCTGGTGCCTTTCTCATCGGGGAGCTGGAGCGACTCGACCAGACGCTGAACCTGCCGCTGGTGGGTTACACCTGGAGCCGCGACATTCAACTGCGTGAAGACGTTTCTATCGCAGATGACATTTCCAGCTGGACTAACACCAGCTTTGGCGCTGCGGGTACTGGCGCAAATCCGAACGGTAAAAACTGGGTAGGCAAAGACTCCACTGCTATTGCTGGCGTGAACGTTGATATCGGCAAAGACGGCAATCCGCTGAACCTCTGGGGCATGGAGCTGGGCTGGACCGTTGTAGAGCTGGCAGCAGCTCAGCAGGTAGGTCGCCCGATTGATACCCAGAAGTACGACGGGATGCAGCTCAAATGGCAGATGGACAACGACGAGCAGGTTTACATCGGCGATGATGCGCTCGGCCTGAAAGGTCTGGCAAACCTCATCGGTGTGACGCTGAACAACGCGCCGAAGACCTGGGCGAACTCCACCAACGACGAGATCCTCGATAGCGTGAACAGCATTCTGTCGAATGCCTGGGCTGCTTCCGGTTATTCCGTCGTGCCTTCTGATCTGCGTATTCCGCCAGAGCAGTATTCACTTCTGGCGAGCCGTAAGGTTTCCGAAGCGGGTAACCAGTCGCTGCTGACCTATCTGGCCGTGAACACTATCGCTTTCCACCAGAACGGCGTTCCGCTGGAAATCAAAGCGGTCAAATGGCTGAAAGGGCGCGGGGTTGGCGGTAAAGATCGTATGGTCGCCTACACCAACGACAAGAAATACGTGCGCTATCCACTGGTGCCGTTGCAGAGCGTTCCTATCCAGTATCGCGGTCTGTATCAGATTGCGACCTACTACGGCAAGCTCGGTGCGGTTGAGCCAGTGTACAAAGAAACCCTGTCCTACGTGGACGGTATCTGATAACCAGAACGGCCCCGAAAGGGGCCAGAAGGAAACTGAAAATGGCGAAAGAAAAGCTGGTTACCATCCATGTTCACACCCCGTTTACGCTGACTCTCGGCGATCAGTCAAAACAGGAGTTTGGCCGGGGACGGCATAACGTACCGGAAGAGGTCGCGTCGCACTGGTTCACCCAGGCGCACTCCGAGCTTTCCGAAAGCGTGATTAGCGACACCGATGATCTGCAACCCATTATCGACAGCCTGCAAGCGCAGATTGCCGACAAAGATAAGCAGATTATCGATAAAGATCAGTTGATTGCCGATCTGCGAGAAGCGCTGCTCAAGCTGCAAGAGCAGAACGACAGCCTGCAAGCGCAGATTGCTGCCGCCCAGACTGGCGGTAATGGGGCGAAAGATGCCAAAGAATCAAAGCCTGCCAACAGTAAGTGATTTTCGGCGCGACTTTCCACAGTTTGCTGACCCTGCCAAATATCCCGAAGCACAAATCCAGTTTCGTCTGAATCTGGCTGATGTGCTGCTGAGCGAAAACGTCACCGGCAAAGAGTTGTTTCCGTACTTTGTCGAGTTGTTCGTGGCTCACTACATGACGCTCTGGGCGGCAGATAGCCGGGCAATGCTCGTCGGCGGCTCGGGTGGCTCAACCAATGGTGTTCAGTCCTCCAAGTCCGTTGACAAGGTAAGCGTCAGCTATGACACCAGCGCGACGCTAAACCCTGACGCAGGCTTCTGGAATAACACCCGATATGGCGCTGAATTTTATCAGCTGATCACGATGTTCGGTGCGGGCGGTCGCCAGCTATGAGTTTCAAAAGTGGTGTAACAACGAGGGTTGATAACGCTCAGGCCATTCTGGATGCGCTCCGGTCGCTAACCAAAAAGGATGTGCTGGTGGGCATCCCGGAAGAAGACAGCGAGCGTGAGGATGTTCCGTTTGGTAATGCCGGGATCGGTTACGTCAACGAATACGGCTCACCAGCGCAAAACATACCCCCACGCCCGCACCTGATCCCCGGCGTTAAATCCGTAGAGGAACAGACGGTGCCGCAGCTCAAAGCAGCGGCGCAGGCTGCGCTTGATGGAAATGCGGCGGGTGCGGAAAGAGCGCTTAACCGCGCCGGAACGCTGGCCGCGAATGGCGTCAGGCGTTACATGACCATTACCGGCTTTACACCGCTTGCTGATAGCACCGTTGAAGCACGCGCGCGTCGAGGGCGCAAAGGGGCGAAAGCGGAGCTTGCCCGACGCGCTGCTGGCGAGTCCCCCGGAACCGATCTGGTGAAACCACTAATCGACACCGGGCAATATCGCAGAGCCATTACCCATGTTGTGAGGGATAAAGATGCCGAATCTTGATGTAACAGACGTGCTTTTTGACCCCGATTTTTGCGACTTCAACCTGTGGGTAACGCGTCGCGCGCAAACGGTGGACGAGGACGGGATCGGCAGCGACAGCGAAGTTAAAACGCAGTTTGCCGGGGTTGTTACCGTTGACCGCTCTCTGGAAAACCGCCGCATGCAGGCCGGGCAGGTTATCAGCGGCGCGATTCTTATCGTGACGACTGAACGACTTACGCAGGGGCAGACTGGCCGTGATGCCGATATCGTGACGTATCAGAACCGTGATTATCGCGTGACATTCGTCGACCCGTATACGGCTTACGGTGCTGGCTTCGTCCAGGCTCATTGTGAATTACTGCCGTTTGATGGGGGAACTCCCATTGAGCAATAACACCAGCACAGAGCGCGGCTGGCTGACACCCACCAGCGGCGATCCGGCTTATGACGAAGCGCTCGACAGGCTGCTAAGCCAGTGGATGCGCAATGTTTCCGGCTTGCCGTCTGGAATGGTTCGTCCGCGCTGGCAGAAAAATCAGCCGCCACTGCCACCCGTTGAAACGAACTGGTGCGCGTTTGGCGTTACCGGGTTGCTCATTGATAACAACCCTGCATTCACCAATCAGACCGACGAGGGCGCTCAGCTCTGGCGGCATGAAACGTTCGAGTGCATGGCGTCGTTCTATGGCCCGGCTGGTATGTCTTATGCGTCCCGTTTTCGCGATGGCATATCTGTCCCGCAAAACAATGCTGAGCTGAACGCGCTTGGTTTGTCCCTGGGCGATTATACCGGTCTGACCCCTTTCCCCGAACTTATCAACCAGCAATGGGTTCGCCGCTACGACATGACGGTGCGCCTGCGCCGGAAGGTCGTGCGCGAGTACGGCATCAAATCGCTGGCGGAAGCGCCAGTCACCTTTTTTGGAGAATAAACTATGACGCAGGGCTTACCTGTATCCAACGTTGTAAACGTTGATGTGATCATCTCGCCGAAAGCGGCTACTGGTCGTAACTTCGGCGCGCTGCTGATCCTTGGTTCTTCCACCGTTATTCCGGTGCAAGAGCGCGTTCGCCTCTATGCTTCCGTTGAGGACATTGGCGAGGACTTCGGCGTCGACAGCCCGGAATATAAAGCGGCGCAGGTTTTCTTCAGCCAGTCACCGAAGCCGACGCAGGTTTATGTTGGCCGCTGGGCGAAAACGCTGACCTCTTCCGAAGGTGGAAGCGTGGAAACCATTGTGCAAGCTGTTAATGCCTGCCTGCAATATACCAACTGGTATGGGCTGGTTGTCGCTGATGATGTTGCTGATGGCGGTGATGTGCTTGATGCTGACGACGTGATTGAGGTTGCTAAACTCATCGAAGCGTCCAGTCTGAGCCGAATTTTCGGGGTAACATCTGCCGACGCCGAGATTATCAGCACGACTTCGACGACCGATGTTGCGTCGAAATTAAAGGCTGGCAAGTATGCCCGTACCTTTATTCAGTATTCCACCAGCAGCCCATATGCCGCAGTCTCGGCTTTTGGTCGCGCGTTTACTGTCAATTTCAACGGCAGCAATACCACCATTACCCTGAAATTCAAACAGGAACCGAGCGTAACCCACGAAACGCTGACGGTAGGACAGGCGGCGGCTGTGGATGCGAAGAATGCGAACGTGTTCGTGTACTACGCCAACGACACGGCGATCCTCCAACAGGGTGTTATGGCGAACGGCGACTTCTTCGACGAGCGCCATGGGCTCGACTGGTTGCAGAACTACGTTCAGACCAATCTCTATAACCTGCTTTACACCAGCACCACCAAAATTCCGCAGACTGATGCCGGTGTGACCCGTCTGCTTTCCAACGTTGAACAGTCCATGGATCAGTCCGTCACGAACGGTCTGGTAGCGGCTGGCGTGTGGAATGGTGGCCCTATCGGACAGCTGAATTCCGGCGATACGCTGACCAAAGGTTATTACGTGTATGCGCAACCTCTGGTGCAGCAGGCTCAGGCCGACCGCGAAGCGCGCAAAGCACCGTTAATTCAGGTGGCCTGTAAGCTGGCTGGTGCAGTTCATTACGCCGATGTGCAGATCAACGTGGTTCGCTAAGGAGCGATAAATGGCAACTTATTCTTTTCTCGATGTAAGCGCGTCGCTCACCGGGCCGACCGGCGTTATCGATCTTGGTCAGGGTTCCGCGAACGCTGAAGAAGGTATCACCCAGACTATGGGCGGGAATAAAAACACCATGACCATCGGTGCCGACGGTGAAGGCATGCACAGTCTGCATGCGGATAAATCCGGCACCATTACGGTGACCCTGCTCAAAACCTCCCCGGTCAATAAAAAGCTGTCGCTGGCGTATAACGCGCAGAGCCAGTCATCCTCCACCTGGGGAAAGAACATTATTGTGATCCGTAACACGGCATCCGGTGATATCTCCACGGCCCGCGAGTGTGCTTTCCAGAAACAGCCCGATTTCAACAACGCCAAAGAGGGCGGCACCGTGGCCTGGGTGTTTGACTGCATTAAAATCGATCAGCTGCTTGGGGAGTTTTAACCGATGGAATTTCAAATTAACGGCGTCAATTACCGCACCGCGAAGCTTAGCGTCTTTGAGCAGCTGAAGGTGTCCCGCAAACTGCTGCCGGTGCTCGCCGGCATGGTTTCAGAGTTCCGCAGCGTGCAGGAAAAAATCACCAACAAGGATATCGAAGGGGCCATGTCCAGCATTCTTCCGAAAATCGCAGAAGCGGTGTCGGACATGAGCGATGAGGACGTGAACGCCATCCTTTTTCCGTGCCTGTCCGTCGTGTCCCGCGACCACATGAAAGGCTGGGTACCGGTATGCCAGCAGGGCCAGATGTCATTTGATGATATCGACCTGCTGACGATGCTGCAGCTGGTGGCGCGGGTGGTCGCCGACAGTCTGGGAAATTTTTTGCAAGGACTCCCTACCGACGAGACGCTTACCCCGCCAGCGGAATAACCTTCAACAGCCTGCCGGGTGGTGAAGATTTTATTCTTCGTCCGGCGCTTGCCTTCCATATTGACCAGAAAGACCTTAACAGCGGTGCGGTAGATCTTTGCCGCATCGCGCTTCTCAATGACTACCTCGACATGCGCGAGGATAACGACGCCCGGGTAGATAAATGGAGAGCGGCCAATGAGCGGTAACGCAGATACGATTAAAGATTTCCTTGTTTCGCTGGGATTCGATATCGATCAGGCTGGCGCTAATAAGTTTGAAGCCGTGCTGAAAGGCGTTACCGCGAACGTTCTGAAGGTCGGCGCGGTGGTGGAAGGCGCAGCGCTGAGCATTGTCGGATTTACCACCCAGATCGCGAATGGTCTGGATAAAATTTACTGGGCATCCCAGCGGACGGGGGCCAGTGTCCAGGGCATCAAAGCGCTGGGCTATGCCGCATCGCAAACCGGTGCCAGCGCCGAGTCGGCTATGTCCTCCCTTGAAGGACTGGCTGGTTTCATGCGTAGCAATCCGGGGGCGGAAGGGTTCCTGAACCGTCTGGGTGTCCAGACCCGCGATGCCAGCGGAAAGATGCGTAATACTGCGGCCATCTTTACTGGCGTTGGGCAAAAGCTCAACAACATGCCGTATTACCGCGCGAAGCAATACGCGCAGATGCTCGGCATCGATGAAAACACGCTGATGGCGATGCGGCGCGGCATGAATGGCTTTACCGCCGATTACCAGTCGATGCTGCAAAAGACGGGGTTCAATGCTGATAAGGCGGCCGTTCAGTCCAACAAATTTATGACGTCCATGCGCGGGCTTACGTCGCTGTTCGGCATTATGCGGGACAAGATCGGCTCAAATCTGGCTGGTGGCCTGGCTGGTTCGCTGGACAGCCTACGGAGGCGCATCCTCGATAATTTTCCGAAGATTGAGGACACGCTGACCAAAGTCATTAAAGGCGTGATCTGGCTTGCGAACGCCTTCACGCGAATGGCGTGGCGGGTGATTCAGGCCGCTGGTTCTGTCATTGAATGGTGGAAAAAGCTGGACGATGGCAGCAAAAAGTTCCTGATGACCATCGGCGCGATCCTCATCGCCTGGCGTTTGCTCAATGCTGCATTTCTGAAATCCCCTATAGGCCTGATCACTACGCTGATTCTGGCGATCGGATTACTCTATGACGATTATCAGACATGGAAAGAGGGTGGCAAAAGCCTGATTGACTGGTCCAAGTGGCAGCCAGAGATTGAGCAGGCCAAAAAGGTATTCAAATGGTTGCGCGATAAGTTTCTGGAGCTCAAGGACAACCTGGGCGGCTGGAAAAATACGCTCACCATCCTGTTTGGCTTTCTGGCCGGTGCGAAGCTTGTCTCCATGCTCACGGGGATCGGGCGACTTGTCGCCGGATTTATGGGCCTCGGTAAGGCAATTGGCGGCTCTATTGGTGGGTTGGGTAAGCTGGCGCAGGGGATCGCGCAGCTGGCAATCAAGAATCCCTGGTTGCTTATGTTCATTCCTGCCAACAATACGCCGACCACCAGCGAAGAAATGGCGTCGATTGGCGGTATAGGTAGCAATATCGTACCCGAAAGGCAGCAGGCATATGAGGCGCTGAGAAAGGAAAACCCCGGCAAAGATTTTTTCACTGATGAGCAAATCCAGCGAAAAATTCAGGAGATGGGACTGGAGCCAGAGCAGCGAGCACAGTCTGTTAAGCGACCTCAGGCGACAGCCCAGGGCAAAGTATTGCTCGACTGGATGGGGCCAATGTTCAATAAACTGGAGTCGCTTTATCAGCTGCCTGCTGGTCTGTTGAAAAGCGTGGCGATCACCGAGTCGGGTGGTAATCAGTTCGCCATGTCCGGTGCGGGTGCAAAGGGTTTGTTCCAGTTTATGGATGGCACGGCGCGCGACATGGGCCTGCGTGGAAACGATGTGTTCGACCCGGAAAAGTCAGCTCAGGCAGCCGCTAAGTACCTTAGCCAGCTGTTGCGGCAGAACGGCGGAGACCTTAGCAAGGCACTGGCATCATATAACTGGGGGATCGGCAACGTTCAGCGCTATGGCATGGGGCTAATGCCGCAGGAAACGCGCAACTACATTCCGAAAGTGATGAGCAATATGCCCACCAGCGCCCCGGTGATTCAGCAGGAAACGAACATTAACATCCACGGTGTTTCCGACCCACGTGAAGCGGCTCGTCTCTCAGCTGAACGCCAAGGGAGTGTCAACTCTGTTCTAACTCAGCAACTCATCACGAGAAATAGCTAATGGATATTTTATCAGCGATTTTTCGCCAGCAATCCCGGCGAATTGGCATACTCATCCCCAGTGTAGTCGTTTCCGAAAAGCATTCTGATGTGCTTGAAATTACTGAGCACCCGGTGGAGAAGCCAACAACGAATAGCGCATCGGGTTTCATTGCCGATCATGCGTATAAGCGTCCCAGCGAAGTCACAATGGAATGCGGCTTCGCTGGTGGCGGTTCGTTGCTGGACTTCATTGATACATCTTCAATCGGTCTTAGCGCTGGGCTTAGCCCAAAGGAGACATACCAAAAGCTGCTGGATATGCAGCTTGAGCGCGTGCCGTTCGATGTGGTGACCGGAAAGCGGGTGTACAGCAATATGCTGGTGCGAGCCATTGAGGTGACAACGGACAAAACCAGCGAGAACGTGCTGAACTGCACGCTTACCCTGCGCGAAGTGATCATGTCGCAAACGCAGAGCGTTAGCGTTGCTGATAAATCAGATATGCAGGATGGCGTCAGTACGTCGGCGGTTCAGAATTCCGGGACGAAATCCACGACACCGCCAAATGAATCGCTTCTCAGCAGCATCGTCACTGGCGGTCAGCGCCTTGCCGGAGGGTGATATGCAGTTTAACGAAATACCGCTTTCTCCTGACAATCAGCAGTTCCGCGTCTTGCTGGGCAATACCACGTATACGCTAAGGATCATCTGGCGTGATGCGGCTGGCTGGATCATGGACGTGATGGATAGCGGCGGCGCTGCGCTGCTCTCTGGCGTACCTCTACTGACCGGCGTGAACCTATTGCGACAATATCCACAGCTCGGCATTGATGGCGCGCTGGTGGTGGCGACCGATAAGGGTGCACCAGACGAGCCCACCAAAACCAACCTCGGCACATACAGCCACCTCATTTTCGTACAGGAGTAGAAATGTCTTTTAACTGGATGCGCCATTTTGAGTTACAGCTGTTGGACCAGAACGGGCAGGGCGTTTCCCTGTCTGACTTTAAGGTCACGTTCCAGATCGAGTGGGCAGACACGCGCTGGCCGCGCGTGGCTAACGTGAAAGTCTATAACCTTTCACCCACCACCACTAATAAGATACTTGGGCAGGAGTTTGCCAAAATTCGCATTATTGCCGGGTATGACGGCATAGCGCCGGATGTTGATGCGAGCCAGGTTGGTGTCGCCCGTGAGATTTCACCAGACCAGATAGGGCAGGTGAATGGTCAGAACTACGGCCTGATCTTTGACGGTGATATTCGCTTCACCGTCACCGGGAAGGACAACATTACGGATTCCTGGGTGTTGATTCAGGCCATTGGTGATCACGAAGCGTTCCTCTATGCGACCACCATCACCACGCTTGCAGCTGGTTATACCGTTGCGGATCTGCACCGGGCAACGATGCAGGATTTCAACGCGTTCGGCGTGACGCAGGGCATTACCGGCGACTTTCCTGATACCGTGTTTCCTCGTGGCCGCGCGATTTACTCATCCACCCGTAACGTGATGGATAATATTGCTGCGCAGTGCAAAGCGACATGGCAGCTGGTGGATGGTCAGGTTCAGATGGTGCCGGAGGATAAATACATTCACGAAGCCATTGTGTTGAATGCTGATACTGGCCTGATCGGTATGCCGCAACAGACGATGGGCGGCGGCGTAAATGTGCGGTGTCTGATAAACCCCAACATCCGCATTAATGGGCTTATTCAGCTCGATCAGGCTTCGGTATACCGCGCGACAGTTGGCAACTCCGATATTGCGCAATCGCTTGGGCGGATCGGGACGTCTGTATATAATGGGAACATCGAAAGTGACACGTTACCCAGCAAACAACAGGCTGCCAGCATTGCGACAGATGGCGTTTATATCGTCAAAGCTATCGACTATACTGGCGACACAAGAGGTCAGGCGTGGTACATGGATTTGATGTGTTTTGCGCGTGGCGCTCGTGATCTTTATAGCCCGAAAGCAATGCAAGGGACGACGAATTAGTGAGGTGGGGCCGTGAGACATTTACTTTGCACTGTTACCGTGTTCGCGGTGCTTATATCAGCACCCGCTTTTGCGGATCAGCAATGTGGTGATTTTAAAATCCATTGGGCAGATGATGGCTTAGCCAGAATCAATGGCGCAAAGCCAGAAATGCAAAAAATCACCTTCCTGAAAAACAAAGGCGATTATAACAATATCAAGATGGATTGGCGCATGGCTACCGATCAGCCTGGAAGATGGGTTGGTCTTGAGTACATCAATCGAAACGGCAAGATAATTCTCAATGCCCAGTGGCTGCAAGCCAGCATGAATGCGCCGCGTCAGTATGCAACCTATGATTGTATAAAGGTGAAATGAGTGACAGGTAAGGGACTGTCAACTATTGGCCCTTTGGATCTGGCATCTCTAAATGATGATAACTTTGTTATTACCATTGTTTTTCCTCATTCGACGGCAAAAAATTATCCAATGGCTGTAGCCATTGCTGAGCTTTCAGATGTAAATAAAATTGGTGAGATAGCAGGGAAAAAATTCCATTTAGCGTCCTTTAGTAAAACGCCTGATCAACTTTCAAGAGCTGCAAACCTATGTTATCTGGTGTATGGAATTACTGGCGTTCAAGCCTTTATTAACGGTGAGTTGGTTGTAAATGTTCAGGAGTTATCATCTTCTCTTGGGTGTTATGCTCGATCACTAAAAGCCAACAATCAGCAGTCTTATTGCGAATGCGTTTCTAACTACCCGGGTAACTACCTTTTACCTTGCCGTTTACTTAGGGGGTGGGAAGGCGGAGTGTCCGATAAATTGCCATTTAGTTTGGCTGACCAAATACAAGCATTGGCAGTAAGTAAAGGGTGTAGTTGGTGCCCCAATTTCCACCCAGAAAAGATGAAGCGAATTTAATAACACAAACCCGCCGCTGAGCGGGTTTTTTTATGGAGTTTTTATGCCAATTCCAACTCAATCACAAATCGGCGGCGAGCAGCAGACCGCGCAGGCCATTGCCGATTCGGTGTCTACCCAGATGCGCGTAGCGATGCCAGGCATCATTCAGTCGTTCGATCCTGACACTGTTACCTGCACAGTAGAGGTGGCGCTTCGCGGTATTGTTGGCGATGGCTCCACCGAATTAAAACCGCTGGTGGATGTGCCTGTTATCTTTCCGCGCGGCGGCGGCTGCACGCTGACCTTTCCGGTTAAAGAAGGCGACGAGTGCCTGCTGATCTTTGCTGACCGTTGCATCGATTTCTGGTGGCAGAGCGGCGGCGTTCAGGAGACTGTCGACCCGCGCCAGCATGACTTATCTGATGCGTTCGCCATCGTTGGCCCGCAGTCGCAAGCGCAGAAAATCAGTGGTATCAGTACCAGCGCCGCGCAGCTGCGAACAGATGATGGCGCGGCGTTCGTAGAGGTCGCCGCAGGACATAACATCACTATTAAAACGCCGGGCCAGCTTACAGCTACGGCTGAAGGTGGAACGACAATTACATCCCCGACTATCACGCTGAACGGCAACGTAACGATTAACGGTAGCCTGTCTCAGGGAATGGGAGAAAGTGGTGGTACTGCGACGATGCTTGGACCGGTTACGGTAACGAATGACGTAACAGCTTCCGGTATCAGTGTCGCCACGCATAAACATGGAGGAGTACAGACTGGCGGGGGAACTACCGGGGGGCCGCAATAATGCGATACCGACGAGAGGATGCTGACGGCGATTACACTTTCGGGCAGGGTGACGACACCTTCCTTATTGACAGTCCGGAGTGTGTCGCCCAGGCCGTAAAAACCCGTTTCGAGCTGTGGCGCGGTCAGTGGTTTCTCGACCTGACGGAAGGAACGCCGTATGTTCAGTCAGTGCTTGGTAAACAGCGATCTGACGTCTACATCCTGGCTATACGCGAACGCATTCAGGACACGCCGGGCGTTCTGTCGATTCTTTCCTTTGATACCAATTATGACGGTACCAGCCGACGCGTCACCTTCACTTCCTCCATTGACACAATCTACGGCCAGACGACTGTAACAAGCGAGGCATAAATGGCTTTGAACCTCGACACGCTGGGGCTATCGGCAACGGTAACCGCCCAGGGGATTAGTGCGCCTGATTACCAGACAATCCTCGATACACTGACCAGCTATTTCAGGCAGATTTACGGTAGTGATGCCTACCTCGAACCAGACAGCAAAGACGGGCAGATGGTCGCGCTGGTGGCTCTTGCCGTGCATGACGCTAACAACACCGCTATCGAGATTTACAACTCGTTTTCACCGATGACAGCGCAGGCCGCAGCGCTTAGCAGCAATGTGAAAATTAACGGGATCACGCGAAAAGTAGCGACAAACTCTACTGCTGACCTTCTGTTAACCGGTACGGCAGGCACGACTATCACGAATGGCTCCGCACGGGATAAAAACGGCATTATCTGGAATTTTCCCGCGAGTGTAGCGATCGGCGTTGACGGTACTGTGCTGGTGACGGCCACATGTGCGAATAGCGGTTCGGTTGCGGCGATGGCCGGGACTATCACCACCATTAACACACCGACTCGCGGATGGGTATCAGTCACCAACCCAGCAGCGGCTACGGTTGGTTCTCCGGCCGAGACAGACGCGGAGCTTCGCATCCGGCAGGGCCAGAGCGTCGCGCTACCGTCAATCACCCCGTTTGAAGGTGTCGACGGTGCTATTGCTAATGTTAATGGCGTGACACGTCACAAACTGTACGAGAATGACACTGGCTCGACAGATAGCAACGGGCTGCCGCCTCATTCCATTTCTGCGATTGTTGACGGCGGTGATGTGACAGAAATCGCCCAGACTATCAGGGGCAATAAAGGGCAGGGAACAGCAACTTACGGGAAAACTTCTGTCACGGTGCCAGATACTTACGGTAATCCCCACGTCATTAACTTTTCGCGCTCGACCGACGTACCGATTTTCGTAGCCATTACCCTGAAAGTTTTTACCGGGTATACCTCTCAAATCGGCGAGCAGATCAAACAGGCTGTTGCCGATTATATTAATGGCCTGACAATTGGCGACGACGTGCTGCTGAGCCGTATTTATTCCCCGGCAAACCTTGGCGTGGTGAGCGGCGGAAATGCCCGCTATTACGATATTACCGACCTGCTGATCGGTAAGTCATCAGGCAGCGTATCGGCATCAAACATTGATATTGCCTATGATGCTTCGGCGTCCTGTAGCACCGCGAATATCAGTATCACGGTGACCTCATGAGCAAATACACCGAACTGATCACTAACTACCACGCTACCAAGCCACTCTTTTTTGACCATATAGATCTGAGCACCCGCCCGCTGATTGATGTGTCCAGCACTATGTCAGGGCTTTTAACAGCCTTCGATATCGATACGGCGGTCGGTGTGCAGCTCGACATCCTCGGTCTGTGGATCGGACGCAGTCGCATAGTCAGCCAGCCAATTAGCGGAGTTTATTTCAGCTGGGACACTGACGGGCTTGGATATGACCAGGGCATCTGGCAGGGGCCATATGATCCTGATTCTGGCTATACGACGCTGAGTGATGAGACGTACCGCATCATTCTGAAAGCGAAAATCGCTATCAACAACTGGGACGGCCGGAACGATTCTCTGCCTCCCATCCTTGACGCTGCGACTGCTGGCTCAGGCCTCAGGATACAAATTGTCGACAACCAGGACATGACGATATCGGTCTGGGTATTCCCCGAGACTGATATTTCTGATGTGTCTCTTGAACTGATTGCCGCTATCAAACAGGGCTATCTCACCGTTAAATCTGCTGGCGTATGGGCCGGTGATGTTGAAACGCCTTCGGTAGAAGCACCATCTGAGGGCTCTAAATTCTTTGGGTTTGATATGGATAACGAATACATCGGCGGGTTCGATGTTGGAGCATGGGGGACAATACTCTAATGGCAACAAACAACTTTAAACCGTTCGCGACAGCAGCGAATGCTAACGTGATGTCTCAGGCTGACTGGGAAGCACTACCGGCGCTTTTGTCCGGCTTTATTAGCGGGCCAGCAAAATCAGCGCAGGTAAACAAAGCCATTCGACAGGCCAGCTTTATAGCGGCAGCGCTGGCGCAGTACACCGCTAACAAAAGCGGGCTGGACGTGCTTGATGATGGTGACCTGAACGGGTTTATCTCCAAAATGGGGACCGCTTTTGGGAAGGATTTCCAGGCGCTTGATGCCACGCTGACGGCATTGGCTGGGCTCGCAACCGGTGCAAATAAACTCCCGTATTTCACTGGAAATGATACGGCAGCGCAGACTGATTTAACTTCTGTAGGCCGTGACATTATCGGGAAAAATACTATTGCAGACATTCTCACATACCTTCGTTTGGGAGAAGCAGCAAAAAGGGATGTTGGGACAGGTGCAAATCAGATACCTGATATGAGTGCCTGGACAAGTGGTGGTAATTCGACCAATGGTTGGCGACGCAGCCCAGACGGATATATCGAGCAATGGGGTTTTACAACAAATGTAACCTCGGTCATTTACATTAGTTTTCCAATTCCATTCACCACTGGCTTGATATCACTCAATGAACATGATAATTCGCCGGACGGAAAATCCATGACGATGTGGCAATTTGGTCCGGCATCAAATATGGGTGTCAATGCTTATAACATTGGTACTTTAACAATAGACAGCACAGCATTTAATACGCCTATTTTGGCGAGCTGCCGCTGGTTTGCATCTGGGAGATAAATAATGGTTAAATATATTTATGACGCAAAAACAAATGCGTTTTATCCATATTCCAATAAAGTAAATTATTTAGCTGCCGGGCTATGGCCAGAGACGGGCGTTGACTTTGAAGAGGATGGGTTTGCTGGCTGGCAAGCTGATGCAGCCCCTGCGGGGAAAATACGCATCGCGGGTGCTGATGGAATGCCGTCGTGGGCTGATATTCCACCGCCAACGCATGAAGAACTTGTTGCCTCTGCCAATACTGAAAAACAAAAGAGGATTGACCAGGCTAACGACTATATGAACAGTAAGCAGTGGCCAGGGAAAGCTGCTATGGGACGGCTGAAGGATACCGAAAAAGCCCAGTATAATTTGTGGCTGGATTATCTTGATGAGCTGGAAGATGTGAATACCTCTATCGCGCCAGATATCACTTGGCCTACGCCACCAGCGGATTAGACTCATTTTGGCGATGTGCCAGATTTGTGTCATACATGGTAAATCGCCTTTCTCTTCCTTACATCATGTGCCATTGAGTTGCCTGATGTGAATGCGGCAATGTGTATGTAAAACAGTTAGTTAAATGTGATTCTACTAATTCGTAATGCGAAGGTCGTAGGTTCGACTCCTATTATCGGCACCATTTCAACTTCCTCAAGTGTCCGTATTAGTCCGTAAATTATCTGATTTATAAATATTTTTATTATTTTATATCCATGGTAGTCCG